CTAATTCTACAATATTTAAATCTAATACTCTACCAATTTGACTTCCAAAAGCTTTTAATATGGCGCCTGTACCTGGTGATGTAATTGTAACTGTTGGTAAAGATGTGTAACCTGAACCTTCGTTAAATAAAAATATATCGGTAATATTACCTACGTCTGTTCCTGATTCTTGTACAATTTTATTTCCAAAATAAGTATCGTCTTGTGTTGTACCTTCTTCTAATATAATATGATCTTCTGTTGCACTAGAACTTTCTTCTAAAGTTATACCACCGTTTACAACAGAAATAAATCCTGCAGCTCCTGCTCCATTTGTTCCTGTGTTTGTAAAAACTAAATCATCACCGATAGAATATCCTGTTCCTCCACTATCTATGACAATCTCATCAATACCACCATCACCTATTGTTTTAGTTTGAATAATGGCACCATCACCTCCACCTGTAATAACTGTAGGTTCAGCAGTTGTATGTAAAGCACCGTCATTTGTAATAATTTTTGAAACAGGAATACCTGATACAGTAGCTTTAATTAAATTGTCATCATCATCACTAGCTGTTCCTCGTATTTCTTCTCCTACAGCAAAAGTCCCTAAAATACTATCTGAATTTAAAATAAGTTCTGTAACCGAAGATGAACCGATTAAAAATACAGTTACACTTTCAATTATGGCTGTAGCGTTAGAAGATTGACCTGTAATTGTTCTTCCTACTAAATCAGAAGTATCACCTATAGGATTAATTACCCTTAAAACTTTATTTGTAGTAAATTTACCGTCTGACACACGTAACATTTGTTCACGTGGATAAAAAGTTTCGGATACTTCATTAAATAATAATCTAAAAAACGTTTCGTGTCCTACTTTAGTACCTTTAGTTTGATATAACGATTTGATATTTTTAATTAAATTTCTTTTATTAACGCTAGTGTTTAAATTTTCAGGTAATGTGGTTAAAAATTCATTTCTAAACTGTGTTAAAAAATTTGATATTGCTTTATCAGGATCTCTAAAGTTTAATAACTCTTGTATATTGTTTACAGGATTGGGTCTATAATTATTAATTACTGCACTTGCATTTGAAGATAATCCTAAAATAGTTTCTCCAATTATAAACTTATCTTGTGCAACAATGAATAATCTATTGTTATCTAAATCTTCTGTAAATACTGTTGAAGTGGCTTTTGACGTTTGACCTTGTACAATTTCACCTCTAGTAAATTTACCAAAAGAAGAACTTTCTAAAAGTATTTTATCTCCCTCATCTAAGGGTGTAATGTCTGAGTCTATACGAGAACCATCTAAAATTAATTTATTATCTTGGCCTGTTTCTGTTTCTAATTGTATACCATCTGTTGTTTGAATAGAAGTTACCGATAATTCGGCAGCCTCCATAAATGAGTAATATGTTTTTAAAAATTGTAAAAATTTAGGATGATCGTCAAGTACAAAATCAGGTACTTGTGAACCTATAAGACTTGAAAGTTTGTCTTTAAATGTAGCCATATTAATTAATAGCTAGTTGCTGTTGAATAACCTATACCTGCGTCTGCTGAACCTCCTACAAAAGTATCTGGTTCAACCGTAACTGAAGAATTAGCCACGTCAATTTCTACAATTTGATCTCTTACTGGAATTATATCATTTGAATTTGGTTTAACTGTTAATTCAATTACAGTAGAAACTGCACCTCTAATATTTTCAACAGTTGTAATATTTAAAGATGTTAATGTAATTTGTCCTGTTGTATAATTAATTGTACCTTGTGTATTGTTTGCGTAAGTCCTTACACCACCTAATAATCTATATCTTCTTACATTACCAGCACCATCATCATCTAAGAAAAATATATTTGTAGTATCACCACTGATTTTAAATCCTGTTGATTCTAAAATACCACCATTAACTGCATTATAACCTGATACTGGATTGTATAATGGATTTCTAAAGTAAATATCGTATCGTGTTGAAGAACTTAGAGTAGGTGTAAATGTTTTTCTTATTTTAATTGTAGTTATATTTGAAACTATACTTGTATCTGTATCGTCAATTAAACCTATGACTTTAGAATATCTAAAAATACCATCAAATTGTTGTAATGTATCTGTATTATAATTTGTAAGTGTTGTTAATACATTTGATTTTAAAGTATCGGCCGATTTAGTTGTTAATCTTGAATCATATTTTACTGTGCTTGTAATTAATACTGAAGTTGTTTCAGGATCTACAATTACTGGCCTTACTGAAGCAACGTTGTAAGGTTTTAAAGCTGTAATTATATTTTGTTTTGTAGAATTTGTAAGTGTTGAACCACTGGCTGCTTTGATTGCAATTTTAACTGTACCATAAACAGGTGTTTCATCATCTTCACCACCCCAAGCACTGACTGATACAGCATTTGGATAAATTGATTTAACTAAAGTTTCGTAATCAGAAGTTGTAACGGCACGATTTTGTGCTGAATAACTTAATGGTGCATTAAAACGAATTGACTCTTTTGATTCAGCAGCAGAACCACCTTGTGATACAGAATTTGTAGTAATTGTTACATCAGAAAAACCACCTATTGTTGTGCCTAAAGAAAATGTAGAAGCACCGTTTGATTCATCTCTATTTGTAACAACATATTCTAATATTACAATATTGCCATCTTGTAAAGCTGCACCTAATACACCATCGCCAAAATAAACTTCAAATTTACCATCTTCTATCTCTTGTAAAAAATAAACTTTTGAAGTATCTGTTACATTGTTGTAACCACCTGCTAAAGAGTAAATATTTGTTGTCGTGTTCGTTGAACTTGTTTGTACCGATACTTTTAATGTTCTTGTGTCTGCATTTGCACTTTGAATTATAAATTTTTGGTCAGGATCGTTTACATCTACTGTATATTTAAATGTAGTTAAAGTTCCTTCATAAATTTCTACATCTGAAAAAAGAAAAACGCCGTTTGTTGGTGTAATTGTATAATCTTCATTAGTTATATATTGATATGACACACCATTTACACTTGTTGTGAAAACTGTTCCTTTATTTAATGTTAAAGTTGAACCTGTAGCATCATTTACTTCTATATCTAAACTTGCTACTGGCGATCTTACAGAAGATGGTGTATAATTTAACATTTTAGCAATCGACACAATATTTTTTCTTATGTCAGCGCTGTCTAAGTACATTTCATTTGCTAACATATTAGCATTGAAGCCTAGATAGTGAGTATTGTAAGCAAGTATATCTAAAAGTATGGCAAAGCCTGAACCTTCAAAATTATAATCTTGAAATTCTGATTGGCTTTGTAAAAATGTTTTTAAATTGGCTTTGACCGCATCAAAATCAAAATCTGATACTTCTAATTTATTACTTGCCATATTATCTTAGTCTTTCTAAAAATGTTTGTACGGTAACCAATTCAGTTGAACCAATAACATAAAAATAAATGCCTAAATCATATGAATTTCTATCAATATCAGGTCTTGCTGATACTTGAACCAATTTAATTCTTGGTTCAAAATTTTGTAACACCTCGTGTACTTTTCTTTGTAGATTCAAAGCAGTCAATGGTGTCATTAATTCGAATAACATCGCTCTTATATTTGAACCTATTTCAGGATGAAAAGGTCTTTCAAAGTGTGATGTATTAATTAAATTTCTTACGCTTCTTTTAACAGCTTCAACGTCTGTTAACTTATTTACATCATTAGTAACCGTATTACGACCGAAATCTAAATCTAAATCTTTGTATTTAACTGTGGCTCTTTTACTTGTGTTTAAAGAACCGGCATCGTAATTTGGCATATGTGTTAATATTTATATCGTTTTTTTTAACCACCGCAAAAAACATTAGGCGAACCTTGTGCAACTGAAGTACATCCTGAAATTGCATCACCCACACGACCTGCTCCTTTACCATTTATAAAAACAGTAGTAGAACCAATTGTTATTGGTGCAGTGTGAGAAGGACATATAGGAGCCGGCAATAAATGACTGGTATTTACATCACCTTGACGAGACCAAGCTATACCGTTTACAAATACATTAGGTGAACCTTCGGCTCTTGTCATTCCTGAACAATGACTTACATCAGCATCACCTATTCTTGTTGCTGCTGGCATTTATTTTCCTTTTATTTGTTTCCCTACTCATTAATTCTTTAAATTTTATATTCCAACTATC